TTTCTTCATTATAGAGGAGGTAAAACCCCCACTTTTTTAGTCACAAAGCCCGTACAATTCTGTAGTAATGGGGCCACCGTAGCAGCCCCACATAATATTTTTACTTGGTGGCTGAGTTGTATACACAGGATGCATAAAACCCAGCAGTACCAATTACAGGTGCAGACAGTACACTCGCAGCGCCTATTGCCGGGAGAGTAGAATTAGTTAAAATTGCACCTGAAGTAGCCCCCGCTATACCGACTACACCTAGTGGTGCTGCAATGCCAATTACACGAGAGGCGGCTATCGTAGTTACACCGATGACTACTGCAGAGATAGCACCGACACCGACACCAATTGCAATGTCCGTACCTGTGCATTCCACATTAGACTCTATAGGAGTGAGTGTATATTGACCCTCTGCGTAGGCAGTAGTAGCAGTAATTGAGAGTAGTAGTGTTGCAATTAAGTTTTTCATTTGATTTTCCACTTGGATTTTAGGAAGTCGGCTTGATTGCTTTCTTCATTATAGAGGGGGCAAAACCCCCACTTTTTTGATAGTTTTTGCCTAGTTTTATACCAAATAGTACCGGATTTGGTAAAAAAGGGACACCCGTAGGTATCCCAATTTATTATTTTTTATTCCACGATTTGCGATTTTTATTATTCATAGATCGTGTTGTCGGCTTTAAATTGCTTGGACGGTTGTCCGAGCGCTTTCGATTTTTATGATCCAGTTCTTTTTTGACTGGTTTTTTAGTTGACATCTCTTTTACAATACGGTGTACATAAACGGCTTTTCCGTCTATCCGCACAGTCTTGTAGCCGTCACCATGATTAGTGCCAGCTTCGGCTCCTGCAGCTTTTCTGCCACGAGATTCTTTCCAATAGAGCTTGCCGCCCTTCCGAGTAAATAGTTTATCCCATTTCTTCATTATAGAGGTCCAATTTCTCCCACTTTTATTGTACGGGCTTTGTGTAGAGGCCATCTCCTAAAAGATGACCCCTAGCACTATCGTCTGTAGTTAGCTTCTTTATTTTGAGAGTTAACACCACCAGCAATCTGGGGCATCATCTTAACAATCTCTTTACGAGTCTGTCTTGATACGTCACCAGATACATTGATGTTGAATACCGACTGTTGTTGTTGACTTTGATTGTTGCCCATATTGCGAACATCATTCTTAGACATAACAACTTCTCCCGGCATAAGCATAGCAGGAACAGAGTCTTTTCCAGTTTGAGAGTAGGGGGTATTAGGTACAATACCGCCTTGAGACATTCCAAGCCCAAAAAAGCTAAGACCAGTAGATATTAAACTACCAAAGTCCAGACCACCGCCTGTGCCGCCACTTGAAAATAGATTCTTTATAGTATCAAACATACCGCCAAAGAAAGTCGTAATAGTTCCAAAGATATTCCCCCCTGAACCATTATCACCTTTTTGCTGCTTAAATGAGTCTGAAACTCCCTTGTTGACTTTTTCCCCAACAGAGTTCCCAAAGTCAAGGCCACCCTTAAAGATACTTGTAAGCCATCCACCGTCTCCTGTCACGCCTTCCATAAGGCTATCTGTGAAGCTGTGGACAAACCCATCAATAATTTTGCTTGTAAAATTATCTAGAAGACCATCTCTGAAGCTAACAAAGTCACCCGTTTTTAGAAAATTAGACAGGGAGGCCTTAAAGTCTTCTTGAAAACCCTCTGCCAACTCTATGGCATTCTTTTTACGCTCTATATCTCCTGGATCTAATTCAGCTGCTGCTTTCTTAGGGTCTTCTACCAATTCTTTAATTTGTGATGCTGATAGCCGTAATTCTCTGAGTTGTTCTTCTAGCTTACCCGCCTGGATTCTAGCTTGCATAACCTCGGCATCAGTCCGACCATTTCCATATTGAGAACGAATAGTGGCGTCTTGTAGCGCCAATCCCAGACCTTCAATAGTCCGTTGGAACTTAGTTAGATTACTATCGGCTATAACGCCAGTACCACCTTTAAACCCAAGAGGGTTAATCCCGGAGTTAATAGCTGCCATAAACCCTGTACCAAACTTCTGAACAGCCGTAGCTTGCATAACAAACTCACCATTAGAAAGCATGGCAGGAATGTCATCAGAGGTACTTGTACCCGAGCCAGTAACTTTACCACCTGTATTAAATCCAGGAAGTTTAGTAAACAGATTAGAAAAAGGCTCCTTTACGAGTGACTTAATGTCTCCTAATGTTTTCTGTTCAGTAAACAAGTCTAGTATACTACCGACTACACCGTTACCACCAAAGGCAGTCGTTTGCCTAAAATATTTGACTACACCTTGTAAAGGTTGTAATACAAGGTCGGGCAGTGTAGATAACAACCCCATAACAGTACCAATCCCGGGAATAACACTTAGAGACAGCCCTGTGGCTAGAGACTGCAGTCCAGAAAGAGCAGCTGCGCTCATAACATCATAAACACCCTTGTCTGCCTTGCCTGTAAACAGGTTCGATATACGACCACTAGCACTGCTAGCGTTAAGGTAGTTAGTCAGTATAGAATCATTTTCGGAAGAGTTGTTCCCGGAGGCCATGCCGCCAAGGTATCCTACTAAGCGCTTTGGATCTTCGTAACCAGAGGCATTCTTAATAAACTCTCCAAACTTTATATCACGCACGTCCTGTTTACTATTAAAGTAACCTACAATATTCTCTATTAGATCTCCAGAAGGCCTTATTCCAGTAACTCTTTCTTTGATTCTGTCTCTAACGCTTCCACCCACGCTAAGGCCTTTTGGCATTTTGCCAGCGTTGACAGCTTCCATAAAGGAAGGCCCAAATTTTTGAACAGCAGCCTGCCTCATAACAAACTCGCCGTTAGATAACATCGCTGGGATGTCATCTGATGTGCCTGTGCCGGGGCCGCTTACTCTTCCACCAACAGATCCGCCTTGATAAAAAGGTGTTCTTTTAGTAGTATCTTGAAATGGATCTATCTGCTTTAGACGAACTTCTAATGCTAGGTCAGGAGTAATGCCAAGTGTATCTCCTATGTTCTTTTGGATTCTAAGAAGAATTCTCTCAAACTCTAAAAGTCCAGCAAGTCTTTCGTCCGATACACCTAACTTATTAAGAGTATCTATCTCAAGGACTACAGTTGCTGCTGCGTCTGCTACATCTGAGAGCGCTTTTTGTTCTAGCTTAGTATCAGCAGGTAGTAGGCTTTTCGTAGAAATAATTGCAACAGCATTACTAATTGCTTCATATCTTTCTTGAATTTGTCTTAGCGCCACCGGATCGCCAGCGGCTACCCTGTTAGAAAGGTCTGTATTTCCTCCGGCACTATTACGATCTTCTTCTACAAGATTAACAGATCGCTGCCCCTTAAGCGTCTTTATTATCTCGTCAGGAGTTAGATTCCCAGAGTTAATTTGGGAAGCTACTTCAGCCTGTGAATCAGTGATTACTCGCTGAGTCTCTCCTTTAATAGCCCTGACAATAAAGTTAGAAATACCATAAGCTAAAAGACCAGCTACAATTCCACCTGCAATAGCTGCCCCTACAGGAGAAAACGCTAGCGTGATTATAGCCTTCATTTCGCTTCTCAAGGTGTAAGCCAGGAATGCAGCGGTTAAGGCTTCGTCGACTTTATCTCCTAGACCGCCAAAAGCATCATCTGGTATAATCATGTCTGCTGCAAGGTTTACTAGTAATGCCCGACTGCCTACCTTAAAGGCCCTATTAAATCCACGGGACGATTTTGAGCCCCAACTTTCGCCTAGTTTTGTAAACTGGCCTTTTGAGTTACGGCCTACACTGGGGGCTCCACCTTTTTTCTTAGACTTGGTAGACTTCTCGTCACCAAAAGCTGCAGATCCAAGGAGGCTAACTCCATTTATTAGTGCAGATCTAACACTTTTAGAAACAAAGGCCAAGCCTATAGCAACTGCAAGAGAACCCGCAAGTCTTTCAGCAAGATCATTTTCTAAAATTTCCGTACCGAGGAATTCAAACCTAGGGACTTTGAGCCCCGGCCTTTCCCCAAAGGGGTCTTCAGAAAGATTAGCATCTCTTAAGAATAAGCCCTCTAAGAAGCCTTTTCCTATGCTATCTATAGATTTTCCAATACCATCGAGAAGGCTTTTTCCAGCAGCTTCTCCTTCTTTGAAAAGCAGATCAGAAAGTAGTTCCCCTGCACCCCTTGCGAGAGACTCTATTGAAGCGTTAAAATCTTCATCATTTAGAATGTCTTTAGCGTTAAAGGCTAAAGCGGCAAGAAAGGCTGCTCTTACAGGTCCGAGCTTAATTGCTGCAGCAATACCGAGAGAGATTGCAGCACCGATTCTATCTTGATTATCTTCAAGATTCGAGATTAAGTCGTCAACAAAAGTTTTGATACCCCCAAGGGATATTCTTATAACTTGAATACCAGCCGTGTTTTCAAGTATCATACCAAATTGTTTGAGGTCTTTTACCGCAGAGTCAGCTGCAGCTGTAATGCCTATCTTTAACTCTGTATCAACAAGAGCCTTACCTCCGGGGGTATCTATTTCTCTTTGCAAAAAGCCTTCAGAAAAACCCTCTTGTAAAAAGGTCTTAAAGTCAGAAAACTTTCTCTTCATGCTCTTTATAGACTTGCCAAATTCATTGTCTATTGTTATGAACCCAACGGGGGTATCTATAGTTTCAGTAGCAATAGAGTTATAGAAACTAGACCACTCTTCCTCTAGGTTAACTAAGAATTCTGCCCAGTTAGTTCTAATGCTCTGAAGGGCAATAGCAAAATCGGTGTCAACCGTCTTTTTTCCATCCGGAGTATCTACTTCTTTAGTAGTAAGGAATCTTACAAGGTTTGACCACTCCGAAGTAGCACCGGCATATAGCCTAGAAAACACACCTATAACAGCGTCTTTCCACTCAGACAACCTTCCAGTAGCAGCATCTAGATAGCCACCTAGCATTCCTACGTTGCCTATAGCCATGTCCCCGGGATTTTCTTCATGACCGGGTTTAAAGATTCCGTCCCAAAGACTTTTCCCAATTAGCTTGTCGTATAAAAATTTAAATATTCGAATAACGTTAAATGCAAAAGTACTTATCTTACTTAAAGCATCACTCATGCCTGTAAAGATTCTAGTTGAAAGATCTATTTGTTCTGGAACAATTTCATCACCAAAAGCATCAAACTTTTTCTCTCTCTTAAAACCTTCTCTTAAGAACTTACCTACTTCATCACGTATTTCTGCAAGCTTTACAACAACTCGACCTTTAGCTTGGTCAAAAGAGTTTGCAATATTTTCAACAAACTGTTCTGCATCAAAGTCTTCTGAAAATAGACTTCTAAAAAGTCTTTTAAAGTCATGAATAAAGAAAATAATTTTTGTTTGAAGTATTAGGAATTCTGCGCTAGCGATTAGTGCCCAGTCACCTATACTTTGACCAAAAAATCTTACCGCTTGTGTAGCTAGCATAATCCCAGATTTAATGTCAGCACTAAGACCAATAATCTTGTCAAATTCAGAAAGAGCTCTTGTAAACTCGTTTTTAAATACTACACCAAGGTCTGCAACAGAAGCTTTTACTAATAGAAAGTCATCGTTAATAGACTGAGCACCGTCTAATAGGGCTTGGAATACTGCCTCTGCTGTAATCTTCCCAGCCATAGCTTCTTTTCGGAGATTTTGAAAAGGAATGCCCATTCCTTTTGCAATGGCCTGAGCTAATCTTGGCATTTGTTCTAGAACAGAATTAAGTTCTTGACCCCGTAGCTGACCAGAAGCAAGGCCCTGACCAAGCTGAATAATGGCGGCTTTAGCGGAGGCTGCTCCAGACCCCGAAATGACAGCGGCCTTTTGTACAGCCTCGGTAACAGTTAAAAGTTGCTTTGCAGACTTTCCAGACCCTTGTAGAGCTAAACCAAAGCGGTTAAATACATCCGCTGCAGCTCCTACGTCACTACGGGATCTTGCCGCAACTTTAAAGAGTTCGTCGATTACTACTTTAGTCTTAGCAGCGTCTCGTGTTACTAGGTTAACTCGGTTTTGGAGCCCCAACATTGCGTCAGAGGCATTGTTAATTCCCCGAGTTATTTGACCACCTGTAAAAACTGCGGCAATACCTACGGCTAAGTTTCTAAAGGTCTTTGTAACCTGTGTTGCTTGCTTGTCAATGTTTTGAATTGAACTAGAAAGCTTACCCATCTCAGCCTGGGCTTGTCTTGCGTCTGCACGTACTTTAATATTAACGCCAGCCATATGTATTCTCCTAAATAAAAAAGCCCCCGATAGCAAGATTCCGTATTTCGGAAACACCATCAGGGGCGAATATAAATAGTTATATAGGGGTAACTAAACCAATTGTTGACAGTACTTGCTCAATGAAGTACCGAGGGGCCTGTTTTGAATGCCCGTTGTTTAAGTGTGATATATGTTCAACGTTATTAAGTATAGTGCCATCAAGGAATCTTCCCCGACGACTCTTTATAATATTGTTTTTCCAGCCCATACGGGCCTCACCTGTATCAACAGGAGTCACTAGTTTTAACTGTGTTGTGGCGTATTCAATACGCTCTGTAATTTCTACGCCAGCGAGTTCAGTCACCTCACGCTCAATGCGTTCTATTTCTTGTTTAAAGTTTATAACTTCTAAAGAGACTTTCATTTTTCACCTATCCACGGAGGAGTCCAGCCAGAACCATCTTTATCAGAAGAGTTTACCATCATCTCTAGGAACTTTCCTTTAGGTAGAGATTTAACTTCGGCAGGAATGTTTTCTTTAAGCTGCTTAAGAGAGGCAAATATGCTACCCGGCTCTCCCTTGTAACCTTGTGCTTGTAAGAGCAAAAAGGTTCTCTGATCTTCTCGCCAGCCTAAAGGACGCCGCCTGAAGAAGATTCCCCACTTCATAAGTTCTTCTTGTGGCATTTCATTATACAGTTGGTATACAGGAATACCGAGTGAAAAAGCTATCTCATAGATTGTCTCTTCAGAAGGTGTTAGTTTCCCTCAGACCCTCCTAGGCCAGACACGCGCATCACATGCCCAGAAAGGTCAGTTAACTCTGAGAGGGGGAAGTTATCAAAGTCTTCTTGAGACAATTCTTCCGCGCCGACAACAGCAACCTTAATAATATCACAAAGGAGTTTCAATTGAGCGTCTTCTTCTTTAGACTTTTCAGCCTTACTAATTAATTTTTGAAGACCCATAATTTTACCTACGGTCAATTTACGCACTTCTACTTCGTCGCCCATGAATGGGACTTTTTCGCTTAATTCTTTACCAACGAGATGTTTCATTGTTTTACTTCCTTTAATTTAATTTATCTTTTTCTGAAAACAATTCTGTATTGTTTAATTGAAAATCGTCTAACATTTTTCTAACTGTGTGTAATACGGAAAGTGTTTCCATAATTTCAGCGCCAGTTGCTGAGTCATTATCAAAATCTTGGAATCGTTCAAATGATTTACGAATACTAATGTCTACGCTTCTACGCATATGCCGCAATGTCGTACGCATAACAAACGATTTACTGAATGGTTTGTCCATAATTATTCCTTAAAAAAAGGGAGCCCCCGGA